GTATAATTACCTGAAGCTTGAGCTAAATTGACCAAGATTTTAAAAGCAGCTTGAATAAAAACAGGACTCATTTTCTTATCAAAAGATTGATAATCACCAGCTACAATTTGATTATCACCAAATTTAGTTAAGTATTTATACAATTCAGTCCATTCACGTGATTGACAAATGGTACCAGGAGCTGCTTCAAAAATATATCTATTTCGTTGAATTACACGGATTAATGATAAATAATATCTACGCATTAATATTGTAAAATCAAAAGGTGCTCCAGTAAAAACTCTAGTTTTCCCTGATTTAGCTTTTTTAAAACTAACTGGTTCATCTTTCAAATGAGCACAGAAATTTGGTTGAACTCTTGATCCATTAAGATAAGTTTGTTCCATATTTTCAACTCTTTCCATGATTTCTTTATCAACTTCAACAGGGTCCATATTTAAACCTCTGGGTGGTATTGCCTTAAGAAAATATTTTTTACTCTTTTTCCATGGATTACCAGCACTAGTATTTCTGTTAATTTTATCAACATAAGCTACGCCAGCTGCTCCATTTATATTAGTAAAATCATCATATTTTTCTATTTTCGACATTTCAATAGGAGATAATTTATCTTTTATGCTCTGAGTAAATTCTTGAACTATTCTATCAACAACAGTATTATTGATATTAGTAACTGGTTTTACCATATCTTCAAGAGCTATCCACCAAGGTTTGTAACCTGACATTTGTGGTCGTGCATGTGTCAACTTATAACCTCTTTCAGACAAATGTTTAAACATAGGAGTAATTTCAACCATAGACTTAGGTTCTACTCTATAACCAGTAAAACTTCCATATACAGTTGCACTACCTTCAGACATATATCTAACAGGAGATTTGAAATGCAAAGATTGAATTTCTCTTTTTGTAGTATTGCTACTTATATTAGGTATACCATGGTCTATTAGAAATTTATTTTTAAAAAATGATTCTAAAAATTCAAATTTAACACTAATAGCATTTGATGTAGATAAACCTCCAGCAACATGTATTCCACATATAACGGGACCAGATGGAGTCATCATTATAAGAGGGGAACCACAATCTCCAAAAATTGTTTTATCCAACATTGTACCTTCCCAAATTTTCATAACAGGTTGATTAGGTAGATTTTTCATGCAAATACTTTTTTGTTCAACACGATGTATTCTTTTATTAATTATCTCTCCTTGTTTAGATCGTGTAACTAGAACACAATTACCTCTAGCATTAAAAGAATCTCTGTTAAAAAGACCAATTATTGTTTTAACTGGAGGTAAATTTCTTATTTGAAAAATAACCAAATCCAACTCAGGAAATCTATGGAGTTCCTGAGAGTGTATGAAAATATTCATATTATTTGAAACTCCATTAGATTGAGCTCCTCTAATAACTTCAATATTGAATTCATTTTGATCTTTAAAAGCATGATTATTAGACATATACCAATGTCCACCCAATCCAATTGCATTATTCTGATTAATTACGATTGTTTGTTCATCTATTTGAGTCTTAATAATTAATCTAATACAATTATATTGAAGTCTATCAATAATCTCAGACTCATTATAGTGTTTCCACGATGTTGTTTCTCTTGATAGATCAATCTCAGTTATTTGATAATCATCTTTATACCAAGGATTTTCTCTTTCTCTGTCGGGTTTTGGCTCTCTCATATTATCTTTCATATTATGTGAGTCAGATTGAACTTTCATAATACTAGCATAAAATTTATAAGAACCATAAGCTCCAACTAAAATCGTTAGAGCACTAGCCAAGACAGCTGGATAACCTATATCTCTTTTGACTCTTTCACCAAGTTTATGCATTCTTCTTCTAGTTAATTCTACTTTGTTATTGAATACATACTTGCAAAATTGCATACGAGTCATTTTAAAGAATTTATTATAAATCCAAATGACTAACATCCAAAAAGTGTAATGTCTTAATACTGTAAAAAATTCATCACTTTGGATAAAAGTGCAAGAACACAAATGAGAAGGTAAATTACAACAAACATTATATGGAATATCTTTCATTTTACTTATAGAATTAAGCACTTTTGTTTGATTCTCATTGTGATCATCTATTGACTTATTAAACCATACAAGAAATTCTTTCAATGATTTATTTTCCAGAACTGGAACAAAAGATGCTAATTTTTGTTTACTGTAAATAGATTCAGCAACAACTCTATCAACATTCCATAACCAATAATCTGGATAAGGATCATTTGGATCAACTTTTTTAGAGTCAAGCATTCCATCATCAGTCTGATATTCATCTTTTACCACAGGAGTGATAATAAAAGGAAATCTTCTTTGAACAGCAGAAGGATGACTAAAATAATGATAAGCATTTAAATTTTTTGTGTTAGTTGTAGCAACACATAATTTACCTTTATAAGGAGTTCTGCCTTTCATTTCTAGAGATGCTTGATTAGGACAAAATGGTACAGGATTGATTATCTGAATAAATTCAAGAACTGAAGGATCACCTTGACCAGCTATCTTAGGATTCAAAAAAGCAACATCATCTAAAAAAGTTGCCCACATGCTGGTTCGAAAACCATCCCAGAAATCAGCTACAGGATTTCTAGTATATTTGTATTCATCAGTATTGGGTAATTTGTTAACCTTAGCAAAATGGTAAAAGAGTAAATCCTTAATTGTAGATTTACCAATACCAGATTCACCATTAATCAAAATTGAATAAGGTGGTTTTCGTGATTCAGAAGCTTTTCTTAAAGTTAAATGTTCTGTCTGAATCATTTTAAGACTGTTTAACAAATATTTTATAGATGAATATTCAGAAGATGAAGGAGTAGTGTATTTAACTATAGACTCTCCTTTTTCTATATTATCACTCAGTCTCTGCAAAAAATCAAATTCGGTAAAACCATGTGGTTCAGGATCATTAATTAACAAATTTTGTCTTTCCAATAATTTGGCATCATCATACCATTTAGAATAAGTTGTACCAGAGTGAAATATAGGAGATAGTTCTCCGGTTTTCATACATTGAATCCCTCGTTCAAAAACGAAGACCAATGTATCCAAAATACAATATATAAAATTGCTCTTTTTATAATATTTCTTTCTTATAGCTTCAGCTTCCATTTTTGTATAACCTAAGTTATCAAAACTGATACCAAATTTTGATATCATAGAGAAACTTAATGAATACATTAGTATTTTGTATAATTTAAGAAATATTGGTGATCTACAAACATTTTCAAAATTGTTTAAACAATTTCGAGCAACATCAGTTAGACTTTCAAAATCAAGGTATGTTTGTAATTCCATACCTTCATCAAAGCACTCATTTATTTTGAGTTCTCTAACTACATGTTCAAATAGTTTATCATAATCGCAATTATCTTTATATCTATTTACTGTTTCCAAAATTGTTTGGACTCTAGATGATTGATATGCAGGTTCTGGCATATCAGAAGATGTTGAAGGGATATTTGGTGAGGAAAAAATATTCATAAAATAGTTTAGCACGGAATTGTACAATTCACTATCATTTATTAATTTCACTCCTCTATATTTATCGATAAAATCAATAATGTTAATTAGCATAGAACCTATGCTATTACAACGAGATAAATTATTTATCAGTACATAAAGATCCCAGAATAGACCTTTTAACCATTGGTCAGTTAATAAATTTTTTGCTTGACCTTTTAAAGTATGATATAAAGATCTTAAGTAACATTTGGTAAAACCTTTACCAAATCCACTTATAGCATCATCCCAAAAATCTTCAAAGTCTTCTTTAAGATCTTGAATAAAGATTTCGTTTTGTAAAACAATATCTTCATTGTAATGGGTTGAAATATTTTTACATGCAAATTTTTTAAGTTGTTTTCTGTATTTTTTATGTTGAATATATTTATTTTTATTGATTTTCTTTTGATTGAATGTGTTACCAAAATCTTCAGATGATTCATCATCATCACAAGAAGATTGAGTAATTATCATATCTTTTTTAATTTTTACAGGAATTTGATGTTCACTAATTTTAATTTCCTCGCAGATTACAGAGGTAAAGTAAACAACAGGATTGCAAAATTCTTCAGTTTCAGTATAAGTAATAAGCTGAGTTTCACAAATTTCCTGTGGAACTATTTTATTTCGGCTAAGGAAATAGTTAAAAACTTGTCGAGTTAGAACGAAACGTTTACGTTGAGCTTTAAAAGCTCCAAATCTATCTGGTTTCATTCTTTTAATATCAGATAGAGTCATGACATAAGCTGATTTCTCAGCCTCTTCAGGATTAGATGAAAATGTTGTAACAAGTTCACTTCCTGGAACGATCATATTAGCCGATTGTGATATTAAAATCACAGAACTAATAAGATCATCAACTTTTTGTGCGGCATATGTCATCGCACTTCGTAATTTTTGCCGGGCGTCACCACGGACTTCGCTTCTCTTAAATTCGTTAGTTGTCATCATGATTGAAAAAGAAAAAAGGTTTGTCTATTATTTGCCAAGAATAGACACTCGCGTTCCAGAGTTAACGACGCTGTACCGTATATTTATTTATTGTGATTATAAGACACAACCATAAAGGGTTTTAGTTCTTTTTTATGGATATAAGAACTTCCATGAATAAGAATTAAAGACAGATATTCACTGTCTAAAGGGGTTATCAACTATTGTTTTAGGTGCTAGTTGATGAAACACCGTGTGGCAATCAAAAGGTGTCCCTGTTGGGACTATTGTATTGGCTTAAAGGTAAGCCATATGCATATAGGTCGGAAAATATATATAGGGGTATTAGGCCCTATATATATAATCTTGTGAGCTATATGCATATGGGCCTTGTATAAAAAGCTATACAATATTGACCGAATCTTTTCGATCGCCGTTTGAAATAACCTAAGCAAAACCGACACAGGGTCAAACTGTGTAAGTACTACTAATCTACGTGTATTTCTCTCCAAAATATA